TTGTATGTTACCTTTTAGTACTGCTATAGAAGCAGAAGCTTCATTCTCAAAAGTAGTAACTGCACTGTTATAACTTGTACCGTACTCTTCTCCAAACTTAATTGTAAATGTATTAGCAGTCAAAGAACTACTATAAAATTCTGTTGTACTAGATGGAGCAGTAGCCCAGTTATAGTCTGTACTTAAATAATCTCCTATAGGTCTAGCTAAATCTATATTAGCAGTACCTGAGCTATTCTGAGGATATTTAAACCTAGCTAATTTAGTAGCACTACCACTATAGTAAAGATCTGCAATATACCTATACTGAAATTGAGGTACATTAGAACTACTAACAGTATATATCAAATTAGTACTTGATACATTAGGTGAAGTTGGTTCTTGTAATATAGTTAATGCCATTATCCTATCTTAGCGTTTTTAAATGTATTAGTAAACTGTAATGCTACATCTTCTGCTGTTGCTTCTGCTATCATATCTAATCCTACATTATTCATTACCTCTAATACAGAGTTCTTTACAAATGGTTTAGGTTTTAAACCTATTCTTCTTATTACGTATCTAGCAGCAAATGGTAAAGGACCTCCTATTACTTCATGTGATGCTTTAAACTTACCTGGTTTATATAAAGAGTTTTTATTTGCTCTTACTCTATTCTTCCATTTACCTTCACTAGAACCTTTAACACCGCTATCTTGAAAGTATCCATAATCAACCATTTGTGATTGTATTGCATATCCTTTCTTCTCGTTACCAATAACTTTTTCCTTAATAGATCTTTTAAGTCTACCGGTACCTTTAAAAAGAGAGCCTGCTTTTTCTTTCTTCTTTCTAGATATAAGTTTAGCTAATGCTTTTAAAGTCTTTAACATATTATGGGTATTCTGGGTATACGCAGTAGTTTAAATTAAATGGTGTAGTAATGTCTATATTAGCCATCCATCCATATACTCTATCTTGAAATGCTTCATTAACAGGAACACAGTCTGTTATTGCCATATCGTAAGTCTGTTGTATAGTAGTTGGTCCATAATTAAAGTAAGACATAAGATCATATACGTACATCTCTGTATCTGCAAGTAACTCTACGTTGTTCGATGATTTAAGTTTAGGTATATCTAGACTGTATAATTCGAATGATAAGGTACGAGTTCTATCTACTAGAATAGAGTTCATTGGTCTAAGAAAAATATAAGGATATTTTCTATTTACTGCCGATGCATCTAAGTAGTCTATAGTACCACTATCAAATGATGCTATGGCTAAATGTGCATCACATCTTGATTGAAATAATTCTATTATCTCTGTATATGATACGTTACGTCTTATTCTATCTGCTGACATTGTCTTTTACTCTTTGTAAATTAGCACCTCTTACCATTGATGCTATTTGGTTATGGTTATAATGACCTGTAGCTAACATAGCTCTGATCTTTTTATCTATATCTATTTCTGCTTGTACTGCTTTACGGTTAATCATCTTACGAGGTTTCTTCTTATGAGAACCATCACAACATCCATCAGGGTCTTTAGTCTTATCACAAGTACAAACTTTAGGTGTAGCAATAGGCTTAATATCTTCCTCTTGCTTGTCGTATGCTTTTTTTATTTGCTTTTTCGATTTCATTGTTATAGTCTTTATCTATTTCTAAGTAGTTTAATGCCGTAATTAAATTAACGTCTGTTAAACTTTTATCTCCTGTGATTGATAGTAAAGAGGTTTTAGAGAGTTGGTAAAGAGTACCCCACCATCCGTAATGTTCTGAGAAAGACTTTCCAGAATCTCCTTCTCTATCTCTTTCGTCTGTTTCTTCGTCAAAGTCTTTTCCAAATAAGCTGTATTGTTTAAATATAGACTTCCTGTTGACAAAAAAAAAGATAGAGCTCCTAAAAATAAATGTACTGGAAACTCTTTAAAGTCTTCTTCGACTTGTTTTCTTTTTTTACTATCGTATTCCTCTAACTCATACCAATCAAAAGGATTATCGACTTTATTGTTAGCTACCTTTACACCCTGCTTTACATTAAATAAGATATCTTTAAATCTATGTTTAACTACTGGTCTGTATAGTATAGCTGCTACCTTATGCATGTTAACTTCTAAATCTTTGCATAGTAACTCTAAGTCAATATACTCTCCTAAATTAGCATTCTTTATAGAAGCAAATCCATATATCTTACCTTTCCATTTTATTATAGGATGAAAGTACTGTTTATGATCTGCTATCTCAGCATATATATTGGCTACCTTAATTAATGATTCAGTAGACCATTTACGTATATACTCTTTTTCTTTTCCTGTTAAAACTGCAACTGTATGGACTAATTTTCCTACCTTACTTTGACCTTCATAAGAATTCATATCTGCATATGATTCTATAGTCATAAAGTCTGGTACAGTTAATTCAATGCTATTCTTCATTTGTAATAAATAGTATTATGTTATATAAAAGTATCACCTATCTTGGTGTACCAAAAGAAGCACTTACTCCTTTTCTTCCTCTTATTGTTATAGGCTTACGTTCCATGAATTGGTTTCTACTATAATTAGCCATAAGTAAGCTATCGATAAAATCATCATGGGCTCCACTACTATGACTAAAAGATAATTTACCTGTATTACTAAGCTTATAAGTATATGTAGCAAACTCTCTATGTAGATCAGGACATAATTCTGCTGATGGTAATTCAATGGTACATGTTTCTATATCACTAATTAATCTTCGTACCATATCCGTTTTATTATTGATATTGGTATGTAATTGTTTTATACGTCTATGCTTTGGTTGAACTAAGTCAAACATGGCACGTCCTATTCCATTGCATTCTATCATACCGCCAACTACATTGTATCCTTGTAACTCCTTTAAGAATAACGTCGCTGCCGTATTTATATCTGTTTGTGATATACTAACTACGTTCATTACTCTACCTATGGGAGAGATAAGGGTCATAACACTTGCATCCGAACTAAGACCGGTATCTATTCCGCAATACACATCTCCTCCTCTTCTATACTCTCCTACAAAGGCTACTTTCTCTATAGACTTAAATACATCATTAGCACTATCGATAAAAGAAGCAAGATATTCTTGTGAGTATATATCCGGTGGTAATGAGCTTTTAGCTTCATCTAATAAAGTCTGACTAATGTAAGGACATTCTTCTAATGTTATTCTATGACTAATAACGTCATTCTTCATATACCAACTAAAGAAATGATTCTTTCCTGCTGGTGTACTTACTAGTAGACATTTTTTACCGTTAGGGTTTAATGTAGGTAGTAGTATAGTATCTATAACACTCTGCTTAACATATGCAGCTTCATCTATAATTAAATGAGTAAATCTAAATCCTCTAATGTTATCTGCTGAATCACTAGATAAGAACTTTATACTAGAGCCGTTTATTAGCGTGACTACCGCTTCCATTCTATTGCTAGACTCTACTAAGTCAGGTGCTGCTTTAACTATTTGATCTAACACAGATTTAGCTTGACTAAATGTCGGACTACACCAACCTATCTTTTGGTTCTTCTTTTGTAATGCCCAGTATAAAGTGAAATTAATTGCAGCTAATGTTTTACCACTACCCCTTGGTGCTACTAGTACTCCGAATAAATCATCTGTAGTAACAAATTTATCTATAAATGCCTGTTGAGCATTATAAGGTGTAAATAACGTAACGTGACTCATTTAGTTTGGTGCATCAAAAGAGACTGTAATATCTCCTTTTATGTCTGCTTCTATCTTTTGTATATCATTGCCGGTATACTTTACTATTTGGTCTATAGCTCTTTGTCTAACTTTAGGATCTTCGTCTGCTAATAGTCTAGTTAGTTCATCTGTGGCAGGACCTAATAACTTATTTAGTCTTTCTTTCCAAGAATCGTCATATAGGTTTTTAGATTTACTCCAATAAGTCGTATATGTTTGTTCTGATTTATCTCCGTAATGCTTATGGCAATATTCTATCCAATGCTTAAACTTAAACGGTTCTTCATTTTCGTATCGAAGGTTGTAACACGCCTCGACTCTCTTATTTATCTCACTATTTGGTAGTTTATCTC